CAACTAGACTCTTGTTAGGAACAATGGTTATTGTTCGACCGTATTTTTCACAGATTTTTGCCAAAGTTGCGGTGGTGATTGTCTTACCAAAGCCTGTGGCAATTTCTTGAATACATTGCGGATTCTCAAGAAATTTATTAATAACTTCGACTTGGTCGCCACGTAATCTAATCTTTTCGCCAGCAAACCGATGACCTACAGGCCACGTTTGATCACCCCAAAAATCCTCTAAAATTTGGTCAAATTCTAGGTTGGGGCTAGTGCGTAAATCCTCTACGTCAATGTTATAATTTCGTTTTTCAAGCTCTTCTAGTACCTGCCCTAACATGCTGAGATAAGTTGTGCCACCGAGACCAAAAAAACTGATAGCACCGTCCCATCGACCTAATTTATAGCTGGGTCTGTAACGAGCAGTAGGGTCTTCGTACTTAAATTTCTTAACTAACTGCTTTCTCGTATCTAGGTCAAGACCTTCTATCTTAATGTTAACCTCATCACGAATAATAATTTTACAGCTCGACAAAATCTGATTCCTTTAATGAGTAGTTAACGACAAAATTGTGATTTTTCAAGTAATTTGACAAAGTATAGTGTACGCCCGATATGCCTAAATTCAAAATTGATGAAAAATTCAACTTTGATTCAAGCAACGGTTTAGGTATCTTTCCGCTGATAAAAACAATCTTAGTATTGACATTAACTGGGTTATTCAGTTTAGTGTCCTTGACAAAATTATTGCAATTTTTGCCACTTTCGCCGTCTAAACGAAACAAAACGGTCATTTCTTCAGTTGAAATATTCATTTTCTGAATCATTTTTGTGCATATTTCTAAGTGGCGTAGCTCACTACCACCGGGCACTACAACTAGGCAAGGCAAAGAGTGTTTTAAGATAGTGACGATGTCAGAAAAAGTGGTTTTTTCCTTATCTATTGGAAATGTAGTACTGCTAGCGGTGGTTAAAAACTTATGTAGCATTGGATCTAAATCTAATTGATCTAACGCAATATCAATATCTTCAGCCCATGTTGTAATGCCGTATTTTCTTGCCTCTACTAACGTATCAACAAGATCAAAACCAGTCGGCTGTGGAATATTTGGTGTTGCATTTTTGAAAACAAACTTATTGTCTTCAAAAACTACCATAGGTACGTATTTTTCTAAGTTATTCTTTACCTCGTCAATTTGACTGGCAATGTCCCGGAATGTATCGTCTACAGTAAACGAAGAATTTTGCAAATTTGTTGCTATCCAATCTATATTTTCTTCTCTTAGATCAAAATCCCAAGATCTAGTGTCCGGATTCCAAATAACGTTATTTCCGGTATTGGCAACTACCTTTTTGTAGGTCCTAATAGATGTAACACACGTTTCGTCAAACGGAAACATCACTGAAATAATCTGTTTAGTAGCGTTATTAGATTTGTGAACTACAATACTTCTATTAGAACTAATTACTCTAGTTGGTAATCTAAATTGAGGATTAGTTACAAATGGTGTAATGTCAATTTGTAGTGCTAAACTTAAAACGCGAAGATATTTTTTAACTAATCGAATTGCCAGTGTACTTTGTTTTTCTGTAAAACCATTACCCATAACCACTTGCGTAGATAGGCTTTCGACTACTGTTCGATCAGCATGAAACAATTCAATTAGGTCAGCAAACATATACTGGCCGTCACTGTTTAGTCTATTAATTAAGTCTTCTATATACATACAAATTATTATACACTAAAATAAAAAAGGATTCAACCTCGAATCCTTTTTATAAACTTGCGTCTTCTAGGCCCGCTGTCCGGAGTTTAATAATATTACTCAATTGCCATTGTTTAATATCTAAACCCTTTATGATGCCCAGCCATTGATTTCTTAAAAGTGCAAATTCATTGATAATCTTTTCCATATCAACTACATCAGCTTCACCATCAACATATTTTTCACAATCACGACTGCTTAGTACACGTTGATAGTTTTCTAAAAACTTTTTGAAGGCTTTTGAACGGACACGTCTTAATTCAATATTGAGATATTCTAAAATAGCCTCAATTTCTTGTAACTGATTAAATCGCTGTTCGACTAGCCCTGGCAAAGCTGCGCTAGATTTTTCTATGTTGCCATATACTTTAACCTCGCCTTTTGCCAGGACTAATTCATTGTAATAATAATCAATACACGCAGGTAGATGAACAATGTCGTGACTTACCTTGGCATACCATTGAGACATTAATAATCCTCATCTTCGATGCCACTGTCATCATCCTCATCTTCGTATTCAGATTCTTCATCTACTACTGCTTTGATAGCAAGATCAAGATGAGGATCATATCCCATCACTGCTTCGAGTGCAGCAACTTCCATGTCTTTACCTAATAGATAATCAACATACTGATGTGCGGCAACTTCACGATTTTTCTCCGGAATGTACTCTCGGAAAGTATCCCAAACTTCTACGATTAAACTTTCGTCCATTATGCCTCCTCAGTTACTTCTACTGTTAACGGAACTATTGCTTCACCATTCTTGGAAATATCTTCCATCATGATCGATAGTCCTTCCTTTTCATTACGATCCCAGGCTTTGCGGAATTGTTTGATCACTTCGCCGTCAGTAGTTGTATAAACAAGACTGTTGCCTTCTTTCTTTAACATACCTTTAGCCTCAAACAAATCAACCAGTCCACTAAATGGACTCATGCCAGTTGTATATGGAATTTCTACTTGAACTGACTCAAACGGTTTAGCATAACGTGTTTTCATAATCTTACAGGCTGCACGAATACCGTTAACAGTTGTAGTCTTATTACCATCAGCGTCAGTTTTAAGTTTAAGTTTCTTCATAGCAACTACAATCGAACTTGCATAGACAAATCCTTGGCCGCCACTAATCTTGTCATCTGGATCAAACATGTCCTGACTAGCATAGGTGTGATTTGTACAAACCATACCTACATTCCACGAACCAAACATGTTAACACAGTTGCGAACAAGCGATGTAAGTGCTTTGGGCTTACGGCCCATGTCGCCCTTCATTTCACCTGCTTCAAACTGATTGACGTCAGTTGGAGTCAACAACATACCTAGCGAGTCAATTACAAATAATACCTTTGGACGTGATTCCTCGGGCATAACTTTGTACTCTTTCATGAATTCGCTAATGGTTTTTGCCACATCGTCAATCATAGCCATGTTGAGTTTAAGAAGTTTATCTTCACTTGTATCAACACCTAGATCAAGCAACCACTTTTCGTCAAGAGCGTTTTCACTGTCAACTAGAACAACATAAATGCCTTGTTCTTGTGCTGCCTTGATAATGTTTCCAGAGCAGATATACGATTTACCTGCACCAGATTCACCGGCAAAAACTGTTACTTTACCTAGGGGAACCCCCTTGAAGAAGTCCCCCGAGATAAGAT